ATAGTCCATGTTTGTATATCATATAAGTAAAGATCAAACTTTACGTCTGGAGTACCTCCTGTCCTGTCATGATGTTCAAATGCATATACTCTTGCATTTCCTATTTGAGTCCCTGTTCCGCTTGTTGCATTGTTTGTAGCACCTTTTCTTTGATCAAATAAACTAATGGCTAAATCTACATCTAAACCAATTTTGGGTGTTCCAGCAACACGGTTCACTTGAAATAGTGTCCCAAGTCTAAATGGAACAGAACTATTTTCAATTGTTTTCTTATCTCTTGGTTTATTAATATCCAATACTGTTGTTGCTGGTCTTTCAATATCATAACCTCTTACATATGCCTTACCGGGTGATACTTTTAGTGCTATTAAATCATCAGATGGTGTTACACCCTGATCTGTCAATTCATCAGATGTAAAGATACCCTCATTTGATATTCCATCATTCAATGATTCAAATGCTTCTAATTTAAAATTCTTAAGAGAGTAGTTACCTGATTCCTCAAAAGTTCTTTTTGCAAAATAATCTCTTATTAGTGAATATTGAGTGGTATTTTGTAATTTTTTTAATTCTCCATCATCAAGACGGATTAATTCTACGAAATTTTTATCATTAAAGTCTGTTAATCCTTTTTTAGTCAAACTTGTAGATATTTTTAATCTATCAGCACCCGGAGCTGCAAAGTTTGAAAATCCTCTTGCATTGTCATTCAATGAGGAATCTGAATCAGAATTAACTAATTCTTCCTGAATAAAGAGACCAACTCTGTAAGATGGATTATTTGTATATGGATCTAATACAATTCTATCTGCTGATACGTTTACAAAATGACCTCTTATAAAGAAAACACCATTAGCGATAGATGCAGAACATCCTGTGAAGGATGCATTATTTTCTATCAATGTTGCAACAGAATCTCCAGAATTTATTGGAGTATTCCCGTATACAAATCCTTCGTCAACGAGTAAATCTTCACCATCTTCTAAGAATGAAACATCATTAGAATTTCCTGAGTCAAGATATTTGATGAAAAATGTTAAATCTGTAATTCCTGTTGACTCATTTGGTAAAGAGTAATCATCAACAAGAACTTTAATGCCACTACTTTGTCCTGTTAATATTTTACCCTTTAAATTTTCAACGTATACTGAGACTGCTGTTCCCAAATGAATAGAGTCCAATTTAATCGAAAAATACTCAGCATCATATTGTATGTTTCCGGGGATCACCATTGATCCCTCTTTGAACATATGACTACCAAAAGATTCAATCTGATCCTGTAGGATGGATTGGAGAGTTGTTAATTCCCTAGCTTGAACAGGTTTGCCCGGATTGAACAGTACCCTGTAAAAATTATTATCCTTCTTAAAATCGTCGTAATAAGGACTTATATTTAAATTCGTTTTTTGTGGCATTTTTTAGAATTCCAGAATGATTTTAATGTCTTCTTTTTGTCTAGAGTTTCTTTTGATAGTCGCCCTATTATCAATGTAAAGTATTGTACCTGACCCTTTATTTATTTCGGATTTTGCAAGTCCATTTGTAAAGGTCACACCTAGATCAACATTTTTAGTTCCAACCGTGGTAATTCCAGCATTGAAATTTGTGTCAATCGCTGCAGCAAAACCAGATGATATGACATTCGCTGATGTTGCTTCAAATTCTAAGACTTTTCCTTTTGAATCAACATCATCATAATCTGTTTGATCAACAACTGCTGCGTTTGCAGGATCAAAGTATAATGACCTGTCCTGAATATATTTCAAAACTTTTGTCTCTTTATCCCAAGAAGCTACATATCCAACTGCTGTTCCACCTGATACAACTTGTTCAATTTTATTGCCTACAATTGGGTTAGAGGTAGTAGTGCTTGGAAACTTTAAAGCAGACATAGACGAAAATGAATCATTGAAATAAACAGATGTTGTTCCAACTGAAGTTGGATTTTTAATTAAAGTTACTTGTGCAAATTCAGTATCAACCGGAAAATCTTTGTTATCACCACCAAATCTTGCATAACAAAGCACACGATCAGTTCCCAATTCCTCATAAAGATCATAACCATGTCCTCTTGAAGGTGGAATTATTGGGACTAACTTAGCAAAATTCGTAACATTACCATTTATAGAACCTAAATCGACAATACCGTATGTATAACCTTTTCCACCAGATGAAACAACTGCATTAGTTATTTTACCACCAACAACATCAACAACCACTTTACCACCAGTGCCATCACCTAGTATTGGGAACTCCTGTCCCAATCCACCAATATAACCTGGCCCACCTTGTTTTTCAATATATACTTTTTTTATTTGGTTGTTATTCAACTCAGAATCTCCATTCTCACGTACTGCTTGAATGACAGCATCAGTTGATGTGCTCCAATCATTTGGAACTGCTATAAATTCAGTTGAGTCGAATTTAATAATATCACTTGGTGAAACTGTGTATAAAAACTTCCAAATGTAACCATCTCCACTCTCACCTGCTTTTGATGGTTCTAAATCGGTGAATGTTGGTTGATCTTGAGATGCATTACCTGTAGTGTTTATTCCTGTTGATCCATTATCAATACAAACATATACATTGAAATTTTCATTCATCACATAATAATTTGCATCATATAATCTTGCAGATTTTGTAATTGGAGAGCGTGAATTAATACTATAGTCATGCCTATACATCTCATATCTTGTTCCCTGTGTCCAATCAACTCTTCTTATCAATCTTCTAACATTTTTTCCAGTTACTCTTTTACCAAATAAAGTTGTATCACCAATATGATTATTTGTGTTGATATTATCAATCGGAGCAGGAGGAACATCATTAAAATTACTTGTTCTACCAAAACCCACGGCCTCTGCATTTGGAAGACCAAGAGTAACATAAAAAGAATTAATAGGATCAGACGCTCCTATGCCTGTAACTGTGTCAATAAAGTTACTTGCATTCAATATTCTAAACTGATCCGTGATAACTGCTGGCATTTTATTACTTTTTTTCTATATTTATACGGGAAATCATCATGATAACTTACTCTTGACTGCACCGGTGTCACGAACACCAATATTTCTCCTTTCTATTATAGGAAATGTTCCTATTCCTAGACCAGTTGTAAGTCCCACAGTGTTGCCTGTAACAGTGAGAGAGATTGGATTATCTCTTCCCATTGAACCTGTATCTGCAAATAATCTACCCCAAGAGAAATTACCTCTATCACCTAATAGTGAATATGAAGTAGATAATCCTGTTGTATTTACACCTGAATGTATATTTACCAATATCTCACATACACCAGTGTTACTTGTATAATTTAAAGCCTGAATAATGTAGATATTATCCGCAAACAATGTTCCAATACCCACTACATTTGTATTATTGGCATTTGTACCGATAGATGTCACACCATTACCAACCTTTGTATCAAATAGGTATATTGGATATCCAACTTGAAGTGTATTGAAATTACCTGCTGTTCTCGCTAGTCCAACTCTTAGACCTCTTCCAGTGCCACCACCAGAACCACTTGTTACTGATATAGCAGTAATTATTCCACTAAATCCTTGAACTTTATCAATTCCAGTTAATTTTTCTGTTATTGGTTCTGGAACAGGGGCAATGACTTTAGGTAGATTTGTTGTTGTATAACCAAATCCAACATTATTCATGGTCACAGACGCTATTGCACCATTAGTAATATTACCTGTCGCAACTGCAAATGTTGATATACCTGCTTTTTCAAACTGTGTTCTTAAGGTAGTTCCAATACCCACACCCACGGGAGCAGATATTGATAATGTAACTGCAGATCCAACATAACCACTTCCCCCTTCTACAACTGTAACACCTGTAACTTGTCCAGTTCCAGAAACTGTTGCAGTTAACTTAGCAGGAGTATGTCCAATATCGTTTACAATACGTGCACCAAAATTATTAATTACAAGTGAGGAAAAGTCTTCCTCATACTCAAAGAATTGAGCATCATCGACAAAAATGTCTGGGTCATTTCCAGTTCCAAGATTACCTATTATTCTTGCAGTTGGGAATATAAGTGATGTAAGAGAGTCTCTTGACTTAGAAACAACTTCACCACCAATAATTTTGTCTATTTTTTGTTTTCTCCAATTTATTATTGGTTTAAATGTGACACCTATTCCGGGGCCATTATAAATCTCAGTCTCAAATGTATCTGATGTAGTGATACCTACTACAGTTCTAGGGTTCTGAGTAGTGTCAGTCAACTCACCGGGAAGTCCACCGACTGTTACAACATCACCTTTCTTCAATGTTTGTTGAACATCAACTACAACAGTATCTGGATTTGAACCTCCTGCTGTTCCTTTGTAGAAGAAAATAGCAATATCATCATTTTCATCAGGTGCAGTCGCAAAGTCAAATGTTGTACCACCCTCAAAATTATAATTTTTTCCGGGTTCTTGTAAAACACCATTAACAAATATTAAGAATAAATCTTTCATGTCAATAAGTGATGATTCATCAACCCTACCATCTATTTCAAAACTCAATAACTGTCCATTCAATCTTATTGGGAATCGTGTTCTCTTACCATCTTGTAAGTTTTTGATATCATCAAGATTATCAAATTCACCAAAATCCCATGATGCAAAGTTATCTGTAAAGATCTCAGTAACAGTCAAGTCAAATTCACTTACCTTATTAGATAGTCCAAGAGCTGTCACAAGTCCAACAGGTCTAATCACATCTCCCTTCTTAAATCCAAATCCATTTCTTGTAATCTTAAATGATTCAACAGTATGTAATGTGGATCCTACACCTACAGTCGCACTAGCACCGACATTTATTGAAACTTTTAAACCAAATCCAGTATCGGTTGTTGGGCCTATTCCTAAACGTGAGACACCAATAACTTCAAGATCTTCATAAGAAGGATCGGGAACTATAATTTGAGGATTTGTGTATGAAATACCAGCACCAGCAACAGTGAACGCCAAAGTACCACCAGCACCGACTGTAGCAGTGATACTTGCTCCGGTTCCTCCTCCACCACCTTGACCAACAAATATAGTTACTACATTTCCACTGACTGCTGTGATTGCTGTCTGAATACCAACAATAGGGTCTCCACCTGCTGAATTACTTGGAGTTGGGCCTGATCTTGGATAAGGATGCTCGGTAACAAAATGATCTTTTGAGCAAGTGAATACAAGACCACCAGTATCAATACCGACTGTATCACTTGTAGTTAATCCATGACCACTTGGTAAAGTAATGTCTAAGTATCCTGTATGTGATGTATAAACTGCATTTGTTGCTGTAAATGCTTGACCTGAGAATGATCCCTTTCTGATTGAACCTATTCCAGATCTTACAAATCTATGTTCATAAGCAATATCAGTAATACCTATTGCTACTGTGCCTCTATATCCTGATCCGTGTCTATCAGCAGTTCCGACACCAACTGCTGTTATCTGACCAGCATTGTTTTTAACTGCGGTTACTGCAGCACCTGCCAATGGTGCAACTCCTAGTCCACCTGTTGATCCAAGTGAAACAATCATTCCACCTCTAGGTAGTTGATTCAAGTTGACATCAGACTCACTGATTACTTTAGTTGTTCCATCAGTTGATGTAATACCTGTAAATACAACTGTTGTTATACCCGCTGTAGTATCACCTATAAAGTCATAATTATTACCTTGGTTATTTTCTGTGGTTGGAGTTTGGAATATTCCATTCATAAGAATAATACTTCCACCAGTTTGAATACCAGTAGTATTTGATCCAGCAACCTTCATTATATGTGTTGCACCAACACCAGTAAATCCATCTGAAATATCATCAAATATTCTATTATTTGAGTAATCATTTCTTAAGTAAACTCTACCATGAAAATCTGATCTTGGAAACTCAAGACCTGATGCATTTTTAGTAATAAAGTTTGTTCCCTTGGGTGCATCTGTAAAGTGTATTGAACTATCTACGATGTTAAATGATCCCTTGAATTTTCTAACCGCTGTATTATCATTGTGTGATGCTGCTGTAGTTCCTAGTGCTCCTCTTTCAACACCAACTAATTTGAATGATCCACCACCTGTTATTGGGCCGATTGCTAGTGTTCCAAAACCAACTGAATTTACTTTTAATATCTCAGTGCCAATCTTAAGTAAATCTCCTTGAGCAACAGAAGATATACCAGCAAGACTTGCGATAGTATCTGTCGCAGATATACTACCACCATTGTTAACCAAAGTTGTATTTACAGGAGTAAATGCTATTGGTGATTGAATCAATCCATCAACAACTACAATACTCTTTTCAAGTTTTTTATCCATTTCAAGTTGATGAGCATTTCCTTCACCTAGTGCTGTAAATGTGACAGCGGTACCTGCATTAGCATTATTTTGTGATGTTGCAAGTTTAAATTTATCTTTGTTGACCCTAATAGCAAAAACGTCTGTTGGTAAATTTGTTGTACTAGCAATTTTCATTGAAACTGGGTTCACTCCAATAAATGTACTTCTTGGAGTATATTTTAATTTTTCTCCAGTGTTAAAGAAATGATCTTTAATAAAGAACTCACCAGTAGCAGCGTTAAGTAACGATGTGTCTGTAGGATTAAATGTTTTAGCAAATATAGGAACTCCACCATGTTTAAGTTCAAATTCTGTTTTATTTGCTCTATTACCATTAACTGCATTATACAAACTTACACCAACATTTTCTGATACACGACCAATAACAACTTCAGGTGGTGTATTGAAAAAATCAAGATCAGTATAGAACAGTTCACTAAAAGCACTTACTTCAGCATTCGTTACACCAGTATCTGGATTAAATCTTACATTGAATTTATTATTTGCAAAATTAGCAATGAATGTTCCAATACCAGCTGTGCTACCAATTGATATGAAAGGATAATGTACGATAGATGTATCAGTTCCATTATGTGTCGCCAATACCTCATGTATGGCGATTGTGGAACCGTATGCAACCTTAACAATACTCTTTATGGTACTAAACTTATTTGAATCAACTCCAACGATTGTAGAGGTGCTTGTGACCCTCTTAAAGTCGGACTGTAAATTTACAGATCTTTCATTTCCTGCTATTTCTGCAGGATCTTTAAATCTAAATGTTCCTATACCAACTGAAGTTAATCCAAATCCAACAGTCTTAGATCTTAAAGTTGCGGTGTTTATTCCCGTATTTTCAAAATTGATTGATAAAACTCCACCTGTAAGGTTTGAAGTAAATGTACCGATAAAGTTTGAAGAGAAATTATTAATTGTTCCACTATCAACATAGTATTCACTGAAATATGAATTTGTTCCATCATGAGTCGCATAAATGTCAACTAAGTTTTTTTCGTTAGTTGCATTATCTGTTATTTCTATTGTTGAATAGAACGCAGATGTAACACCTATAGGTGAACTCACAAGACTAATTGTTGCACTTGGGTCAGCAGTTTTTGCAACACCAATTACATTTGCGAAACCTACACTTAGCGTATTAATACCAGCTGTAGGACTGTTAAACTTACTTCTGTAAATTTTTATATCTAAATCATCATCAAATGGATTTGTAGGAGTGATGTTCAAGAAGGTATCACTTGTCGCAGAATCAGTAAATCCTACTACATCCATGATCTTTTGAGTACCTATGCCTAAGTTATTTCTTTCAAAGGTAAATGTGTCAGAAGAATCTTTAAATACAACAACTTCATCTATTTGTATTTCACTTGTTGCCGGATTTTTTGTCTGAATTAAGAAACTTTCATAATCATCATTAATTGCTATACTTACTTTGCCATCCTGTGAACTAGTTGTATTTGAGAACTGAGAACTAATATCATCAATATCTAATACTCTATTTGTTCTACACTCAACATAACTTGATAGTTTTACATTATTTAATTTTAGGAATTTTGATTGGGATCCATTTAACGTTGTATCTGTATCAACCGCATAATCAAAAAAGTTAATTGTATCTGTTCTTTCATTTGTAATTAAGTCTCTATTTACAATAAGTGCAGACTCGGAACTGATACCAGACTTTGCAGTTGATGTAATACCAGTATCAGCAAAATTTTTCAGTCCAGCTGTGTGAACAAGTCGGTTTACAGGGTCTACTATTTCTTCAAATGTTTGAGGACTTTGAATTGCATATGATAAATTTTGGTAGTAATCATTATCAGAGATGACCTGATGATCTTCACTTAATTTACCAGTTTCATTACTCCATCCACGACCTTGCTCTAATGAATAATCAATATTAAATATACCTCTATTATTTGAGATAGTATTAACAGTAGCAACTGTACCTGATATTTCACCCCTTATTGTATTTCCTACGATTAATTCACGTTTGCCTCTAACTTTTATAAATTCGTCAGTGTTTTCTAGGACACTAAGATCTGTGAGTACGAAATTTCCACTCTCTCTAACTGCTACCTTCTCACCGGGAGTAAACTGTGCAGATTTTTGAGTTGTCTTAAACTGTGGGTACTTATTAAAGTTTGTTATTGTTGCGTAATTTTGTTGTGAAGTCTTTGCAACACCAACAGCTGTCGCAATCCCACTTAAATTAAATTCTAATTTTGCAGGACTCGCATTCTGATAATCAGTTACTTTAAAGAAATTATATCCATAGTCTGTTGAATTATAACCTGTTCCAGATGAGGAATCTAACTGAATACCTTCAACAAATATCTGATCTCCAACAGCAAATGGAGGATTTGGGAATCCACCGATTGGTGTTACTAATGTACATGTAACAACACCAACAGAGGCGGTATTTGCCATACCTACAACAGTTTGAACAGGTATACCATTTGAATTATTGATGGTTCTAACTCTACTCTCAACAGGTTTTAAACCTCTAGGTGAACTTATTATGTTAATAGATGAAACAGAACTTGAAGATAACTCTACTTCAATAACACCCTGATCTGTTAATAAACCAGTTTCCGGATCAACAATTACAATATCAGGTGCTACAAGATAATCAGTACCACCACTTACCACTTCTATACTTGATATTAGATCTGAATTAATTAATGTTACTGTTGGTGATATTCTTGCTTCAGGTTTTAGAGTTTTATCGGAAGCATATTCAAAACCGGGATCTAATATACGAACCTTATTAATTTTGTTTATACTATCAGATAGACAAAGAATTTTTGCATCTACACCACTGGTTGATGTTACACTAGAAATTCCGGGAATCTTTTTATATCCAAATCCACTAGATGCTAAATTTATATTACCAATACCACCAGAAGCTGACGATGAATTAGTAAGATACGACATCTTATCAATTTCAGTTCTGTTATATGTTAGTTTTTCTGGAACACCTTTTAAAGATATATTAAATGATGTAGATCCTACACCAAAAGTAGTATAACTTCCGTTATAAACACTATCGATATAATTGATTCTTGATCCATTTTTAACATCAGTATCAGTGGTGCTTATGAATCCAGATTTTTCTATGGCATAGTAAATATTAAGAGGGTTATCTTTACTATGTTTCAAAGTGATTGTTGATGTTGTACCAGCACCCACGGTTCCAACCTTTTCAACCACAAATCCACTTGTAGTTCCAGTTGAAACAAACTCGTTTTTAAATAATTTGTCATAATAAAAATTAAATTCATATCCATTTAAACTTGAGTCTGAAACATAGAATACAAGATCGTTATTGTTAACAGTGGATAATGGTGGATTTACTAATGAGAAAGTTTGTCCTGCTCCACCAGTATTGGTAGTGATTCCTACAACATTTGGTGGTTCTTTAGTTACATCACTTCTAGTTTCTCCTAACTGGAACGCATCATCACTTATCCTATACACAAAATAACATGAGGTTGTTAATCCTGTTGCTTGTGCTGAACCTCCATCATAATAAATCTTTTGACCATTCACAAATCCATGATCATCCTTGAATATTGTATCTGCACCTATATTTGCTTGGGCCACTGTGAGTGGATTGATAAGTATTTTATCCTGTGAAGCAGAATATTTCACAATAACAGATGTGCTTATTCCTAATCCACCAGACCGATTTGAATCAATAGTAAGATCTATTTTATCTAATTCTGTAAGATTATGTGCTGTGGATACTGCAACATGAGAAGTTACTTTTTGTGCCTTTCCAATAACTTGTGTGTGATTTGATTCTAAAAGATACTCAAAATTATCAGTAGGAGTGGTTTTAAAGAATATTGTTTCACCATTTTTAACAGTTGACAATCCTACCAAATCACTTGAAATTCTTTTCGCAAATACAGTTGAACCTGAAGTTAAATTAAAATTAGCGTTAACTGCTTGAGTAACCCCTGTTCCACATACTATATTACCGGCACCACTAGGTATTGTAAATGTAAGTTGTTGATTATTTACAAATGGGTGATTAGGGAGAAATATACTTTTTGCTGGAACACTAATTACCTTCGATCTTTCACCCGTTGTAAATGATTTTCCCATTGCAACTACGGTTCCTGCAGTGAGTGCTAAACCAACTTGCTCTTTTGGATTAAAAAATACTTTATCATTTACCTTTGATTCAAATGGATCTGTTACTAATGGTATAGTAAACTTATGCGGTACTGTAGAAACAGTGTCAGATAAGGCATGTCCTGAACCACCTACTATACCTCTTTTCACTCTCAGTATTTTTCTTTGATCAAATCTATTAATAACTTGTAATTTTTCTGTACCTATACCTATACTACTACCAGCTGAAACTCTATCAGGAATAGATGATACATATATGTCTGTGACAACTCCGGCAGTTGCATTTGCACCCATTGCCTTATATAACACTACTATCTCAGATGATACACCTACTTTATGGGAATCTGTCAATCCTGAAATACTTGTAGATAATCCTGAAACAACAATATTATCATTATCAGAATATGTGTGAGATGTTGATATAAACGCACTTACTTGAGTGTCATTATCTCTCACATAAACAACATCATCATAAGTTTGAACAGTGGTTGTTACACTTGATATCTCTTTACCCTCTATCTTTGAAACAAAGGCACTTGCACCTCCACCAGAGGTTCCTGTATTATCAAAATTCAAACTATCATTTACTTTATAGTTACTTCCTGATTCAACTATTTGGAATCCCTCAACATTACCCCTAGTTACTGATTCAACCACTGAGTTCTGTTCAAGTATTTCATTCGATTCTATAAAGAAATCGCTACCTGCAGTTGGATCTGCAATTGCATATGGTAAGGTATTACGTGTTAAATTATTTTCATTTAAATCAAAATTTGTCTGGGTGATTGAAAAATTATCGGCATCTGGTTTAGATCTGTAAGTATCACCAATAAAATATGGGAATTTTGGAACTAAGTTACCTTGAGCACCTGTAGTAACACCTACAAAGTAAGCATAAACTCCATCAGGATAATCTGGTGTTTTACAAAATCTACCATTACTTTTATCTAAAGCACCCGAATCATTAAATTCATAATCATTTACAAAAAATCCATTCGCAAAGTTTGATGGGCGATTTTCAACATTACTTACATTTAAATCATATCCAGTCTTTAATATTTGAATAGTAGAGTTTGAATCAGCAGCATCTCTATATCCATAAGGCCCATAAATTGGATTTCCATCATATGCCCAACCAATTATTGGAGAATGACCTGTTATTGGATCAGGGTCTTTAAATTGATTAGTGTATAGAGATGTATTGTATCCAACTACAGAATATTGAAGATTTGTTTCAGAATCCCTGAGTAGTATTTCATCATCAAATCTTTCTAAGTTATTTACGGTTAGTGATCTTACTGATGGGTCAAAGATTTGTCCAGAACCTGCAGGTATCACATTTACAGAGGGTGAATCACTATATCCTATTCCTGCATTTATAATTTTAACATCAGTAATTCTTCCATCAGATATTACTGGTCTAAGTTTTGCACCAACTCCAGTGCCCACACCAACTAATTCTAAATCTGGGGGTGAAAAATACTCTTTACCACCATATCTAACGTCTACGAATGATATTCTACCTTTAGATGCTATAACTTTCAATTCTGCAACTTTACCTGTCTTTGTTATGACACCGGGTTTTTTCTCAAAATTTAAGATGTCAGATCCATAATTAGATCCAGATTCATAAAGATAACTATTAATAATAGATCCACGAACTACAGGTGTAATAACAAGATCACCTGTTCGAGTAAATGTAGTAGGTGAATAGATTGCATTCACACTCAAAGTTATTTCAGGAAATGCAAACTCCTGCAATCCTGCACCAGTTGATGATAATTTAACATAATCTAACCTATCATAATCCGTAGTATCAGTTCCGGCTGCTCCAGCATTTGCTAATCTAAACGAATCATCATCTAATTTTATTATCTTATAACGAGTTGAAGAACTCAATCCTGAAATTACAGTTCCACCAGCAGCGAAATTGTAAGTAATTACCTCACCATTAAGAAACCCATGATTTGGGAAATTAATAGTATTTTCTATAGTTGATATTCCAGAGGGTTTTACGATTAATTTTCTATTTGTATAATTTGTGCCGGAATTTTCAATAATAACTGAACGTAAGAATCTTTTCTTTTCTAATGTTTTGAATATATGAGTTCCTTGAGCATTAATTGTGGTGAATCCAACAGTATTAATTCCTGAATTAAAATCGTTAACATTTTCATATAACCTGATAGAAGAAATACCAATAACTTGAGGATAGTAAACTGATCCATTTGATAAAGTTTTATTTTGATCAGTGTTAGATCCACTAAAAATACCAACACCTAATGATGGGTTTTCATTATTATCATATACCAAAGGTTCACCATTTAATAAATTATGAGGTTCACTAAAAATAAGTTGGTCATGTAAAACATCTATGCCACCTCTTACTGCAGTAGTTCTCCCATCAAACTTCATTTCTCTAAATCTTCTGCGAACAATTGGTTTTAAAACTGCTCCTGTACCGTTACCACCAGATATCGTGATTGAAAGAACATCTTCAATATCAAAACTTTGTTGATCAACTAATACCTCTTTAAGGTCTCCTTTAACCACAGGTTGTAATAGTGCTGTAGTTCCTGATCCTGCTTGAGGAATTGTTATAGATGGTAAACTAATAACATCAAAATTTGAACCACCATTCAAAACTTTAACATCTGTCAAAGGCCCATAGTAAATTTTATCAGCTGATTTGTAGTTTGTTATCTCAACACCATTAACTAAAATACCAGTTGCACCGGGTTCTGTTAAACTTGCATTACCTGATTTTATATTTGCAACAGCAGGGAATTTTTTGAGTATTTTTTGAACACCTATTTCCTCATTCTTGTGTCTCAACAATACAAAACTATGCTCAGTGGTGACTGATATTCTTGTGCCAGATGGGATAGCAGCAGTTGTCAATCCAACGACAGTTAATAGATTTTCTGTTGTATCAATTGAAGATATCGTTGTTATTCCAGAATTTGGTACATTAATTCCTGAAATAGTATCTCCAACTTGTATATTATTCGTATTATCAACCTTTATTGTATTAACACCAACTACAGCAGTGGTCGCTACTCCTACGGTAATTTCACCGTTTGTAAATTCTAAATTATCTGAGATTGGTATAAAAGATCTTGATGGATATATTTTAATTTGGTTATTTGGTACTAGTTTTTCAATATAGTAAACACCTTCCTCCAAACCACCAAGAGGTAAATTTGAATTACTGGGTTTGTAAAAAACTGCATCACCGGTTATAAATCTTGTATTTTGGGGAAATGATATAATGGAGTATTTTTGCGATAAATTACTAAATCCTTGAATATTATTACCAGCAGAACTTGGAATAGTGCTCTTAAACACAGTTTCTTGTATGTCATATGAAGGTAATGAAGTTGAAGCCACATAATATTCTTCATCATCTTTGTTATATACGTTTTGAACGTTTGCTGTTATAACATTATTTCCATATTGTATATCAGATGTTGTACTGAATACTCTATCTAACTTTCTACGAAGGTCATAATCAATATTTGGTAGAATAGTAAATGATTGTCCACCAAGATTTAATTTAACACCATTATTTTGTGTAATATCGGTGATTATGGCATCTGATACCTCAACTTGTTGATCTCCACCTCTTCTAATAACATCAACTTTATCACCAACCTTCAAATTTGATTTGTCAGGTGTGGAAGATAAAATTGCGGTACCAATACCTGCAAAGTTATTAATTTGGAAAGTACATGAAGTATTGTATATCCATGAATTAAAAAATGTCTCTTTAGTATTTTTTATTTCTGGATTTGGTACAACTTCTCCTAGATTTTTAACAGAAATTATTTCACCTTCAGTGGTAACACTTGATGTTGGTGAAGGAATGACCTCAAAATTTGATAAAACCCCAGTAATTCTTAATTCTACTTTTTTTGTTATGTCTCCATTTTCATATCCAAAGTATATCTCATCAGATCTTATATCATCAGTTGTTGATATGTCTGATGTGATGCCTGTACAATTTAGGAACTGATTAACAGTCTTATCAGTGTATGTAATTGTATTGATACCAGATATAATTGTTCCGGTAGTACCAAACCCCACAGTCGAATCTACAGTGATTACAGAAGATCCAATAGGTACATTACCAATGACTTTTGATTTTCCGGGTATTGTGAATGTTCCTTTAATACCACTTCTATCGTTGTATCCGACAAATAGACTCAACTTATAATATGTTTTTCTATTTCTTGTGATTACTTCAACTTCAGATATTGAAGCATTTGTCTGATCATCAGTAGACTTGGTGATTGTTTGTCCTAAAAGTTTATTTGGATCGCCACTTATAACCTCAGTTAATATTATTTCTCTGCGAATATACTCAGCACCTGATGGTTTAATTAATAACTCCTCTAAGTCAACTATTTTAGGGTTGACACCATATAATACGTTGAATAATATGCGGAATGACTCGGCAGTTCCCTTTGAACCATATAACGATTTTGATTCTTTAATAAAATTACTAACATCAATATCTGGAACAAACTTACTATCCTCAAGGCCAGGAGTTAAGGATGATTTTACTTTCTTATAAAATTCTTGTAAAAAACGAACACTTAAATTGTTTACAGAAGACCCTGTTGCATGTGTATCAGATGTACTAGTTGCAAATACCAATTCACCGGGATTATTTGGATCTGAGTAAGATGTTATACCACTAAATCCTCTAATACACCCTGTAAATGTATTAGTTGTTAATCCGGTATAACTTATAATTTCATCATCAATTTTCAAAAGTCCATATTGATCAGGAAATCCCTTTGTAGATGATACTTCGATAGTATCACTAATAGTAGTAATACCAGTTGATAATGTGGTAACTCCTACAATAACCTCTGGTGTGAGGTTATCTAGTTTAAGGTATTGATCTAAATTATCACTTATATCTACAACACCACCACGATGTTCTTGAGAAATATAATATTGCCTTAAAAAGTCAACAGTCTTTGGACTTTCTGAGAGAATATACTCAGGAAGTTGACTTTCGATTACTTGTTGAACTTGTATACGTTTTTCGATTCCAGTTCCTATCATTTTATGACCTGTTTAGTTCTCCATTTGAGTATGATGATGTAACTTTATATCCGACACCAGAGATTTGTTCACCAGATGTAATTGTATCCTTAACCATATTTATGGAACTACTGGGAATGTTAAAATCTAGATACAAATCTTGTAATCCTATAACATCATTAGATTCTGGGAACGCTTGAACTTCTACAATATTATTAACTTTTTCTGTTTCAGTTATGTTTATAGTGTTTAAATTTACCTCACCATGAACATAATCAACCGTACCAGCTGATTTAACAACAACTACATTTGTTCCACTTTGTGCATCTTTTCTAACAACTGAAATTACTCCCGTTTTCATATCGGCATTTGGAGTATCAGTTATGTAAACTGTATTAGTATTACCTTGTATTTTAAATCCTGTACTCTTTATATTCAATCCACCGGGTTTGACATTAAACTGATTACCAAAACACAATTCATATTGTGCAAATTGGTTAACTAAAGCATTTAAGTTTCTTCTTATCTTGACTCTAGTAATATTTGATGTGATTGCTCTATCGATATTATCAACAACGTTTAATACTTTACTATACTTAAATCTACCACCAAATTTATTTACATCTCCAGAATTAGAGTATTTTGTTAAAGCTGATGTGATCTTTGTTTTTAAATCGTTAACAGTAGATACTTTTGTTGAATCATAATAAATGAAAGATTCAACCTCAACATAAAGAACTTGTAAGTCAACTATTTTTTGATTAATACCTGTTAATGAATA